CGGTGGATGAGTGGCAAAGTGTGGATGTCGATATCGGGATGTAAAATGTTAATGATCTTCCCGATTTTATGGGGGGGGGAATTTGCATAGATCAATGTTAAACCTTTTAATTAATTCACTGATGAAAAAACAATTATTTTTAGTGGTCGTGGCGGCTCTTGCCATGGCCTCGTTCATGAGCTTTGGGTTAGTCTGAGCATTGTCCACATCCTTGATGGCAAAGTTGAAGTAATTTGCCTGATCAATAACAAGTGTATTCTGTTCACCTGTGAGCTCGTCTGGATCATCAATCTTTGCTCCTGTATACTTCTTGATCGTGATGTCACCGATCTGGTTGATCTTTACAGTATCACCATACTGCTTGATCTCGCCCTCATAGTCTCTGTTGACAAGTCCTGCATATACATGGATCTTGTCAAGATGTGCAAGAAGTCTTGCACTCCAAATCTGTGGAATAAAATTCTTTACTGACATATTTCATCGTCCTTTCTTACTTGTTCTGCTTGAGCACATTCTGCACCTCATCCCAGTGTGCATTGATCTCCTCGGCACTCATAGACTTAATGCTATCCATGGTTATTGTCATGCCCTGGGTCTTATCCCTTGGTGCTGTGCCTCTCATTTTGTCGCTTACAGAATCCGCAACGGCTGTTCTGAAAGATGCTTCAAACTTATCAATCTTATCCGCTGTTTCTTCTGCTGTACTTCCGGTCAGAACATCAGCAAATGAAGCATCAAGCCCTCTCTTGATCAGCTCCTTACCTGTTGCAAGTACAAGCTGCTGTCTCTCAAATGCTTTCTTCTCAGCGTCAAAGGCGGCCTTATCCTTATCGAACTGATACTTTGCTCTCTGCTCCGCTGTCATCTTCTCCAGCTTCTTAGCCTCGTCAAGGTTTTCAATAGCTTTCTTGTCCCACTTCTCCTTGGCTGTAGCAAGTGCCTGTGTGACTCTTGCGTCCGAAGCTGACTGAACAGCCTTTTTGAACTCTGGTCTTGCCAGAATCTCCTCGACTGTCATAGTCTTAAGCACATCTTCAAGTGATGCTGTGCTTGTTGCCTGGTTCTGCTGTGCTCCCTGTGTCTGTGTACCAGGCTGTGTTGTTGCCTCACCAATCTGTGCCTGTGTCTGTGTTGTCTGCTGTGTTTCATCCATAGCTTATACATTCCTTTCTTGTGCCTGTCAGTTCATGCCTGCCAGTAGTCTATTGATATGTCCCCAGCAAGTTCATGCCTTGCTGTTGAGGTTTTAATGTCTTTTCCTTGACTATAAAAAAGACCATGTTTTTATCATGGTCTGAATTAGCTACTATTCTGTTATTATTCCTCTGTATAACACGTATTTGTCAACTTATGGTATACATCCTCATACAGTTCCTGCTTATCACCATTGTAGGTATATTCGGCATATATCCCATCACCACTGATATTTGTTGATGCAAGGCATTTATAATTCTGCAACGTCTTGCATGACCAAACGATATATATGTCGCACTCATCTATCTGTATATCCGGGTGATTCTTACGATACCACTCAGTCAGCTTTTTGCGACATACATTCTCAAAATGCTTCATTCCTGTAACTATCATCTTTTCCCTCCTTCTACTCAACTATTACCCAGTCTTCAGCAAGCATATCAGCCTGACTTGCAAGCCAGCCCATCTGTACTCCTGATGTTCCAACAAAGGCAATAGCTTTATTTCCAATAGACTCATGCTCACAATTTACAACATCCCCATCCATGGACTTATAAGATATTGCCGTTGCAAGCTGAATATACTGTTTCTTTCCATTCCAACCTTTTCTTGCAACCTTAAAACCTCTTTTGATCATCTCAATCGCAATGCCAAATGTCATGTTGTCACATGGTCTGTATGCTTCATTAAACTGCTTCTCCGGCGACCAGCTCTCATATCCATCTGAATATCTTACGAGATAGCCTTCATCTGCTGGATTTTCTTCCGCTGGAATCTGCCATCCTCTGTAATTGTTATAGTCGCCTCTTGTCATCGGCCTTGCCTCAATCTGCTTTGTTCCTACATACTTCTTCATTCTCTTATCCTCCTATTTTTGTGCATAAAAAAGCACCCTGCTACTGCGGAGTGCTTGTTATAACATATCTAATATTGATTCACACATTTCACCTTCTTGGTTTGGCGAATAATCCTCATTGAACCCTTTTTTTTGTAAATATTCCGAAACCTTTTCCTCAATCAATAAGATATCAGAATCAGAAATGTTTTCATGATTGATTGAAATTCCAATCTTTTTCATGAACTCTATTTGATTGTTATTAAATTTCATATCAATCACCACCTTCATACTTTTTCCTAATCCTTGACCCGGTTTTCCATGTTGTAATTTCCGTATTTGTGTCAGGATTCATAATTACTGTTGCTTCCCTACCAATATATTTAATACTTTTTCTTCCGTATTCATCCATTACAACCTCGCCTTTAAATAGCGGATTCTGTAATGCATCTTGTATTGCTGCTTCCGAAATGTTTCTTTCTGCTTCTCTGTCTTCTGCATGTCTTGATTTATCTGCAAAAAACTGTAAATTCATTTTTATTATATCATTTTCAGGTTTATTTTCAAGCGATGAGTTATTATCATCCTTCTCAATCACATATTTCCTGTACCACTGAGCATAGCTCATATCGAACGGAACATGGATATTCTTGTTGGTCTCCGGATCCCTTGCAGTTCTCTCCTTTGGAAAAATTCCATCCTCAGGATATGCCATGGTTGTTGATCTGCAGTTGGGATGCATCGGAGGAAAGTTTACACCTACCTCTGCTTTGGAAACGAAGAATACATCTTTATCTAAGCTCCGGCATATAGATGATGTTCTCATATCAAGTGTAGCAAGGAAGATGTATCGTCTGGTTCCTGCCGCCTTATATGACATCAAGGTGCCCTGATTACAACAGTGATTCACCTCTGTGCGGATAATACGATTTATCTTATATCTTTCGCTTACTACCCTTGCCTCAAGTGCCAGCTCCATATCTCTGATACTCTGTCCTGTCATAAGGCCCTGTGTTATAACCTCTTCAAGGCTCTCTGCCAGCTTCTTTGTATTCTTCCATACCCGCTTTGAATAATTGGAGCCCGCCCAATTGGTTGCTATTGCCGCTTGTACATCCCTGTCAGTCAGCTTCGTGAAGTCAAAGCCTGTCTCTGTTCTTCTCTGCTGGTCGTATATGCTCCTGTAGTAGCTCTGCTCATATGTATCTATAAGCCTGTCTGTGAGCCTGTAATGAGCTGCAGAGCCAACTTTATAGGCTTGCGCATGTATCAAATCCTTTAATGCCTCAAGACGTGATATGCGAGCCGCATAAGCCGGAGCATTGAGCCTTGCAAGTATAGCCTGCCTGGCTATCTCCTCCTGACACTGTGCAAGTGTGATCATAAGATTGCGGCGCATAGTCTCCGTCTGTTTTTCATTAAGAAGCCTCAAGGCGGCATCCTGGCTTATTCCTGAATCACGTGCATACTTACCAAATATCTCCTCTATCTGTTTCTCTACGATATCCACAGCGCCATCAAAGAGCTTGTTTACATGCATAATATCAACATCGGCTCTGTCCTGGGAGAGCTTCTCAAGATCTACAGCTCTCTTCTCCCAATAGTTGTTGTCGCTCATAGATCACCTACTCTTTCTCAGGATCCTTTTCTTTGTCATCCTTTATAGGTGTCTCCATATCTTGTGCATGCTGTTTAACAAATGTATCTAAATACTGCTGCTGTTCTTCGGCTTTCTGCTTCTTCACATTCTCTATGACCTCATCAACATCTTTGATAAACCAGAGCTGTGAAAGAAGTGTCTTATCATCCACTATACCCCTGAGCTGAGTTACCATATTGATGATTGTTGGCTTATCTATTGGCATTGCAACTGTGAATACAACATCAAGCTCTTTCTTGTCTATGAGAGACATTTCACCCTTGACATTAAGCCAGTGGTTGTACATCTCGAATCTCTTCTTGAGCCCTTTCTCAAGGCTCCTCATCTTGTTCTTCACAAGCATATTCATAACCATCAACTTGAGCATGAGGGCCTGTCCTGAGCTGTTACCGGCAAAGTTCTCATCTGTCATATCAACTGTAAGGGTCATCTTGTGTATCTCACGGATAATATCATTACAGAGCACTGAAACACTGTTTTCATCAAATGCTTTCTGTATGTACTCTATCTTTCCATCCAGTGGCAAGCCATCAATGAAGCGGTTCTTCTTCAGTTCTTTCTCGTCATCGTCATCTAATGTCATACCGAACATGGCAAGTATCGAATTGACGAACTTCTTCTTGTCTGTCACTCGGTCGCTGAAAAGCTCGTTGAGTGCATCCTGCATAGGAATGATCTGTTCAAAGTCACCCTGTCTCTCATCGTTGTTCTGGTACTCCACCACAGGAACCTCACCAAAGTAATGCTCCTGTTCGCTGCCCTCAATAAGATAGAACTCAAAATTATCAAGATCACGACTCCTGTATTCTTTTGTGTTGTGATCATTGCATACAGTGATTGAATAATACTTTGATTCATTCAGATCTTCCTGTATCTCGTAAATGATTGCAAACAACTTATTATGCTCCACTGTATTGTCACGAACCATGATGCAGTTCATAGGACTCACTACTGTACTTCGTGGCTCTGGGTTTTCATCGCTGTTGGCATATAACTGCTCATAGGCTTCGCCATATATGCCTATAGCCTTACCTATCTTGGAATCTATCTCTGATATAGTCTCATTGTCGTATACGTCCTGTATGCGGCTTATATCAAGCTTCTGGGACAAGTCAGGATCATACAGCTTCACGCTTCCATTCTTGATGGAGGCTTTCACACCACCTTCAAGCTCCTTGCGCTGTTTGTCCGCTTTATCCGCTTTGTCGCTATTGTACTTGACCGGTTCACCAAGATAATATCCAAGGCCGACATCAACCACATATTTAGCATAGTTGACATTGAACCTTACAACATCATCATCGTCATCCGCTTTGCGTACAAGAATATCATGTCTGCCCTCATAGTAATCCTTACACTTAGCCCATCTGGCAAGCTGCCTTTTATGCTTCTGTATGAGGTATTTGAAAACCCCTTGAATCTATGTTGTCTAAGTCCGGTACCATTGCCGGATCTATGTATATTGCCATCGTGCATATATCCTTTCTGCCATGTGTTTATAATCCCTTAGGTCTCTTCCTTGACTTAACACGGCTGTTTCTTCGTATATCCTCTATTGAGTACCTGAGAGCCGCCATGGCATCGTCAAAGAACGGCACAGGCTCATCGATGTACTCGTTTGTCTTCTGGTCAAGCTGCCATTTCCACTGTCTGATCTCGTCATATGTGTTTGTGCAGCTATAATGTATATGTATCTTGGGTATCTGCTTCAGATAATCTATCTGTGCATGTACGCTTCCCGGCTCCTTTAGGACTCCTCTGGCTCTCTTATATCCGGCTTTCTGCCACATCTTGATTCTGTCCGGCTCTGCTGAATCACAGTACATATTTAGCTTTTTATCAAACTGCTTTTCAGCTGCCATCTGTATGATCTCGTTCGTGTCTTTCTCGTACACATAGAGTTCTTTGCAGATGTACAATTCACCATCCTTGAAAGCCACCTCAAGCAAAGCATTTGCATGGTTAAATCCAAAATCCTGTGCATTCACTACATAATCGAAGTTGCTGTGATCTGTGTCAAAATCCTCAACAACATAGTTTGTAAGGATAAGGCCACCAACTTCGCCCCACTCCCCAAGTCCATAGACCCTATATCCCTCAGGATCCACCTTCTTACGTCTCTCCATTCTTGCCCTGTATGCCGCATCAATAAATCTGTTGTTGACATAGTTGCTTGAATGTGTCAGTACATTCTCGTCCTCAATATCAAAGAAGTTTTTCTTTATCCAGTGGGTAGCTGATACAGGGTTAAATGTCATCTTAATCTGATAGAACTGCCCTGGTGGCAGCTTACCTCTGAGACGGTCATCTATAATCTCAAAATCACTCTGCATAAGCTCCGTAGCCTCTTCTATCCATACATCCGTGAGCTTTCCACGCTTAAATGTGATAGATTTCAGCTTTTCACGCTGCTTATCATCATTTACCCCTCTGAATATGATCTGGTTACAATTTGCCTTGCATTCGATCATGAGCGGGTTCTGCTTGATGGTCCAGTATTTCTCATATTTATCACCGAACATACGAAAAATAGCACCCTGCAATTCTGCAAAAGTGCTATCTCTGTTTGTTATATCTGATTTTCTTACACATAATAAATTCCTGCCTGGATCCTGAAGGAGCCTGAGTATATAGTTTGTGGCTGTGTCAACACTTTTCCCGGATCCAGCCGAGCCTTTCATAACTATATATCTTCTCTTGCTCCTGTTCACTTCCTTAAATGCAGGATTAAGCTCAACTTTAATGTTCATCGTCTGCCATATCCTCCACTTCGGAATTATCCAGAGGTGTTTCATCACCATACGACACATTTATATTCAATGTCATATCTTCGCCCTCGGTATTCAGATTGATAATATCCTCAGGCCTCTGCCCCACTGTATCCCTAATGAACTCAGCACTGGCAATTGAGCCCTTGAGAGCTTTCTGGACCTGTGCTATGAGTACAGCGTCCTGGACCGTGATGTTCTTGCCCTTTATATCTGCTATGTTCTTTATCTTGTCGATATTAACCACAGCACCTTTATGCAGGCTCATGGACAGGATAGTCTCAAGGGCATCTTTCATCTGCTTTTTTGCAGCTCTTGTCTTACCTGATTTGACGCCGCCTTTCTTGCCCGCTTCCTGAAGCTCTTCTTTTGTCATGTCCTTAAAGCTCTTTCCCATCCGTTTCACCTGCCTTTCATATCAATCTATTTACACCTTATTCTTCGCTGGCTTATATGAATATTCATATCCATACTTCTTTGCGTTTCTGCTGAGCCACTTACTGAGATCCGCATCATAGTTGTCACTACTTACCTTGACGCTATGAATGGCTTTGTTGAACTCCGTAGCCTTAAAATGTGGTTTCTTTTTAATCGTATATGTTCCTGCTCTTCTTTTGCTGTATAGCTTAGGATCTATACCTCTAGGCGGCAATGCGTTTCTGCTGCTTGCTGTTACCGCCTTTTGCCCACTACCTGCCCATGTCTCAAGGTCTGCCCCACTAAAATTGCCCCATCCATTCGCTGGATGATTGTGTATAAAGTGCTTACCTTCGCTTTCAAATGCATCATAACTCACACTACCTCTGGAACCCTTATAATAATGTGTCACATATCCATTATCATCCACTTGGACTCCCCATTCTCGACCACTCTTGGTGTGCTTATCATTAAAATTCTTGATAACCCTGTCTATACTTCCTGTATTCTTTGAACCATTCATCCAGGCAGGAAACAACTTCTCAGATGACTTACCTCTTCCATTTGAAAATGATAGCCCCCTATCTCCTTGCTTTGCCCTGAATGCGTTTGCTCCTCTGCCACCCAATTGCTTTACCTCCACGAAAAAAGGACACTTCACAATGAAGTGTCCCAACGTACTATAACTATGTAATATCTATTCTTCCTCTATCGGGAACCACAAACTGCTGTCGTCATTCACGCACATACATAAAGGATTGTTAAATGCATCCTCCTCAGATTCCCAAAACTCTTTAAGTTTTTTATCTCCAAGCATTCCATTCTCATAGAGGTCATCTATATTCTTGAATGTTATCTCCTCATCCGTATCATAATTAACGATTGATGCTGGACTATAATATATAAAATAATCTCCAATCCTGAATGCCTGCGCTTTCTTCATATGGTGTAAAAATGTGTCCTTAAGCATATCTCCCACCTAACCTCTCTTAAATGCTTTATTGTCATAATATTTCACCTGAATACTGTCAGGGAATTTATAACCTATATCACCGCCATATACAAGCACTCTCTTTGGCCTGATGCGCTTGAGTGCTTCTGTCATTCCATTATACCACATCTGCTTATTTTCGTCATCCAGCTTGACTCCAATAGTTGACACTGAAACAGTTCCACCCTGTTGTATTCCATCAAAACAGAATGTATATGTTTCTTTCTCAGCCCATGAAAGCGTTGGTATAACGGTAATACCCACATCCTGCATCATCTGACCGATGAGACGGCTTCTGTACACGTTCCATATCTTCATAGGCATCGGCATGTCCATGTACAGACTGAAGTCTGGAGTAAATACACAGTCAAACTCTCTCAGCTTGTCCATGTACCGTTGTGGGCTGTTCCAGATTCGCTCAAACTGGTAGTCATCAATGTAAAAATGTACTCCACATCTACGCTTCTTTGTGGATAGAACATAATTGAATGATATCAGCTCATCCGGCTCTGCATTCTGTGCCTCGATAATTGGCATCTGATAAAATCCCTCTGCCCTTGCTCCGTCAAAATCATCAAGGTTATATTCCTCGTATGTTCGCTCTCGTTCATCGCCGTAGTATCCGTCATCCTCATCATCCTCAAGCAGGTCTGGAACATCAAAACCAAAGTCTGCCATGTCAAAATCCTCTATGGCTGTAAGCTCCTGGTTGAGCAAATCCAAGTCAAAACCACTGTTCATGGTCAACTTGTTGTGCGCCAGGATATATGCTTTCTTCTGCTGCTCTGTGAGCTCCGTAAGCCTTATACAAGGCAGTTCGGTATATCCAAGCTCCTTGGCTGCCAAGAGCCTCCCATGTCCCTCTATCAGGACGTTACCCTCGTCTATTGCAAGCGGATCATTGAAGCCAAACTCACTGATAGACTGCTTTATCTGCTCAACCTGTTCCTGCGGATGCTTCTTTGCATTCTTGGCATATGGTATTAACTTATCAATATCAACATATTCAATCTGCATATCTGCCTCTTCCTAGCTTCGATATAGGTTCGAAGCTATACTTTCTTTCTCACTCTCTTCGGAATCACAATCTTGTATAGTGGCTTACATACACTTATCACCTCTCCACCCAACTTTATAGTCGGCTGAAGTTTATATATCTTAGTGCACTTAACCATCACCTTTAACATGGCTATTGGTAAAGCCAATCTGCCAAATATCGGATGTATATATTCAAAACTATATTCAGGTCTCACAATCTCAAATCTTTTAATCTTACTCATATCTCACCTCAAACCTCACCTCAAACAAAATAGCCCAGTGGGGGAGAGAATCAATAACGGCATTTTCACATTTTACGATTTAGGAGTTTACATTTTAACCACTGGGCATAAGAAAAGGGACACAACCGAAATGGCAAACGGTCATGCCCCTTATGAATCATATATTTTTATTGTTCTACGATAGCATATATAAATGTAAGATTGTGTAATACTATATACAAAAGCACAGAATTTTACATTTTTTATGAGCTATACTTATAAATTTAGTATTTTTTTAGAGAACTCTTCAAGAGCCCATCCATGCATACTTCTTATATATTCGTATGTATAGTTCATATCATCAGCAATCGTTTTAAGTCGCTTGTACTCAACATATCTTTTGTACAATATGTTCATATACTTTGTATTGCCGAGGCTCTGTATTTGAGTAATTATTTCATTCTTAAGCTTGGTGTATCTTCTGATATCTTTTTTTATTTCACGCTCAAGATCAACGTATCTGCCAACTTTATTCCCCATTAAATCTTGTGAAACACTTGTTTGTACTTTTTCACTTGAGTAATCAAACGCTCCTGTACTTAGGGCCATTTCCTTAAGCTCATCGTATTCTTGCTGTTTCTGTCTGATCTTCACATCAAGAAGCTCCACCTGTTTCAAATATTCTTTCGCTTTCACCGCCTCACCTCCTACTTGTTCTCCCGGATGGTGAAATCCAAACCTGTTTCTTCCTTCAAAGTCTGTATAAGATCATCCCATATGATATCCCCATCACATATAGCCTCTGTCTTTGAATTAAATCTTTCACAGAACCTATCAAGCCTCTTCTGTCCAAAATCGAACTCATCACGTAAGACCATGCAGGGCATAATCAAAATCTTGTCTATCGTATTTAACTTGATCTTATATACTGACTCATCAAGCTGCTTCTGGTTGACCTCAAGCGGAACAAACATGGCTCCTCTGGTCTTGAGTTCTTTCTCTGCCGCTTCCATGCCCTGTGTCTTGATGACATTCATCAGCCATGCAGCACCCGCCATTCTTGCTTCGTGTAGCTTTCTATCTGATTTTGCCATACTTCTACTCCTTCCGCATGAATCTGTTCATCAAATGGTTGTCAGGATCCATCTTCATTCTGAATCCTATCTGTCCTTTATCCTCTATCACTCCCGGATCATTGAGCTCTGCACCGTCAAGAAATCTGTGGAGCTCATTCATGCAGTCCGAACATAAATCCTTTGTCTCTACTGCATCATCGAACACATCAACTACCCTTGCCCTTATTGCTGCTCCGTGTTCAAATGGCAGGTCATAGAACCCGCCGCATCTATCACATTTGCCTGCGTATGCCATTATTCATCACTCTCCTCTTTCTGTGTGCTAACTATTTCTTTGATTTTAGGCCTAATATACTCACCAAAAATTTGCGTAACTTTCAAAACATCTGATGGATATCTGTATACTGTTAACTCCCAAACATTATCATAGTCATTGTTGTTATCTTCAAACGCTCTTATAAACTCACTTGCATCATCCGGGCATCCATATAGCTCCACTACCTGGAATATATCATCAAGTTTTTCCCTATCCTCTTTGTCTTCGCTCCAGTAATCATATATTTGCTTTTTTGTAGCTTCATAGTCGAAAACATCTTCATTACCATAAAGTTTATAAAGAATATATTCAGGCTCGCATCTCGCCATGAGTTCGAGGAAACTCTCTGTTGATGGTGTTTCATACCATTTGTATCCGTAGTTACCACAGTCGGAAGTAATTGTTAATTCATACCTGTCAAGATTAAACATAAATCTCGCCCATAAGCATGAACCATAATCTGAATCTCCCTTTTCCTGTCTGTATTCAAGACATAGGATATTCGGTTTTATTTCACTTACTTTCATCCACTCCACCTCTCTTCACGATCTCCACAGCATCATCAAAATTAACCACCAGCTCTCCGCCCATACCAGAATTGCCGTACCTTTCAAATGACTTGTCCTGTAGCTCTGTAACAACCTTGTCCACATCATAGACTGTTGGCTGCTCCTCAATAAATTTTTCAGTCTCAATTCTCATTGACTTCTCTGACTTACGTTTCTCTAGTCCTTGTTTCTCAAGTGCCTTTATCGCCATATCAAATGCCTTTCCGGTATCATTCACATAGGCATAATGTGAATATCTATAATCTGTTGTTTCCTTTAATTTGGCTATTGCTTCTCTCTCTTCCATATTCCCACACTCCTATCTTCTCAGCCTTGCCACGGCTGCATTCCATTCGTTTATAAAATTCAGTACCCACGTAGCCGGATATGTGCATGCTCCAAGCTGTTTTGATGTTTCAAATGCTCTTGCCCAGTTTGGATCCTGTTTTGTCACCTCTGATACCTTTGCCATCCTTACACCTCCACTTCATCATCTGCCGGAAACCGGAACACCTTCGGTGGTGTGAAACAGAATGCCTGCTGATAGCCACTACCCTGTAGGATTCCTGGACCGCCGTTACAAGATATGTAACTTCCGTACATCTTCGTCATATCTTCCAGTACCTTTTCTGCCTTTTCCATAGAACTATATTCAGCCATAATTGTGGATTTTTCTGAATTGTTATCCCAACTGTATATTATTCTTGTTTCTTCACTCTCATCATGCATAGCGATAGTTCCATTTTCATACTCAGCATCTATATAGCCCCAGCCTTTCTGACTGATTAACCTCATTACACGCCCTCCTGTTCCATGCTTTAACTTCTTTTCTCTCTGCGGCATTATAAGAACCCGCCCATGTTCCACCGCTTCTTCCGTGACAATTACAACAAATAATCTGTGCCCAAAATCCTTTATTTTCACCAGGTATACGCTCATAATTCAATTTTGCTTTCCCACTGCAAAACGGACACGGCTTTAATTCTTCACTCATTGTTCATCACTCCTCAACCTTCCTTTCCGCCTCAAGCCATCTGCGAGTACACTCATTGCAATGCTGCTCATCCCTCTGACATACAATCTCATCAAATCCAACCTCATTTGGGCACATGACAATCTGCGCCAGCTCTGTATCACTGAGCGACCGGATGTAGTCGCCGTTTGTCATTGGCTCATAGTTGTCAACTGCATTCTTGGTGCAGTGTGCGCATGGCTCCTGTGTCTCGTCCATGGCTCTGTATTTGCATGTATGACAGCTTTCTTCTCTTACAGGTCTTATCTCCATCGTATCCCTCCGTTCTTGATCATGTTACGGATATCCCACGTACTAAAGCTCTCAAGATATCCTGACACGCTCTTCATAACAACATAGCGTCTATGTACCTCCATGATGGTCCATCTTTTCCACACCATCACCGGTATATAGCCTTCTCTGTCTCCTTTGGTCTGTATCCTCACCACCTGCCCAGGACGGCAGATGGTGTTGTATATTGCGTCTATTTCAAAATCCGTCATGCTCATTCTCCTTTTACTCGGTCAGGAACTTATTGATGAAATACTGCTGTCCTTTGCCTGTTACCTTTGTTGTTCTAGTCTCCCTGACAGATCCATCAGAATTAACAACAGTGCTGATTTTTACCTCGAATAATCCCATATCCATGCTTCTCTGAGTTGGTGCGTTTCTATCCGTTCTTTTATTGCCCCTGATCAAATATCCATTTTCTCTCAGCCACTCATACAGTCTGTTCTGTCCAATATTGACACCATTCTGTTTCAATATCTTGGCAAGTTCTCCGACCAATATCGATGTATGGCTTGCAGCTACTGCATCAGCAAATATAGCCTTAGGTTTCATGGTCTCAATCTGCTTGTCTCTCTCCTGTATCTTGTTCTGAGCCACCTGCAAGGCTCTGGCCATTAATTCATCATCCGTCATAGTCTCCTGCCCGGCTATGTAGCCGCCGTTCTTACGGATTGACGGCAACACCTCGGATGTTACCCAGCGTTTGAACCGCTTTGCGTTTGGAAGCTTACTGCCAAGAATCAAGCTGTAAAGTCCACTTTCGTTTATAAGGGTCAGTCCTCTAGTTGGAATATCAAAGGTCGGGAAATGCGACCTTTGGATTACTGTCCTATCATCCTCGTCTATATGAGTTGAAATTGCATCTTTGGTGTTGCTATACCCCAGTATTTCAGCCACATCTTTTCCCACAAACCAAGGCTCGCCATCTATATTCACTGTTCTTATCTCTCCAAATTCTTTATTTTCATATATCTTTAAATCGTTCACTAAAAGCCTCCTCTATACAAAACACAACTGTCCATTCTCTTCTTCGCCTATCCTCATGTTTGGCATCCTCTTCCTTACACACAGCTCCGGAAGATTTGATCTCACCATCGCCGCCGGTATAGGTGGACAAACTGCATTTCCACATCTCTTAACCTGTTCGCTTCTTGAATATGTCTTACCTGTGCTGTCATGATCTATAATGTAATCATCTGGGAACCCCTGGCATCCATATAGCTCCTTTGGCTCAAGCATTCTGAGACCAATGTCCACTATCTGATACTCAACACCTTGGATTGTTACAAGCCCGAACCGATCTCTTGATGTCACTGTATCAAGCGGCTGTTCTATATCCTGTCCTGTACCCTCACCATAGTATTTAATCAGAAATGTTCTGACCTCTCCAAAATGTCCGGCTGATGTCGTCACTGTATGCAGTGGCTCTCTCTCATCCTGCCCTATCCCTGTCTTGTAAAACTTGCTGAGGAACGAAGTCACAAGGCCATATCTGTTTGAGCTGTCTACTGTCATGATCGGATTCTCTATACCTTGACCTCTTACCTCATCTGAATTGGTCTCCGAATGATATTGAATAAGTGTAGGACTTATTAGACAGTGTTCATTCTTGCTGACAATAGTTGTAAGTGGTTCTCTCACATCTTTGCTACGATCTGCAGAGAATCCAGTCTGACCTATCTGAACCATATATGGTTCTACAACTCCATATCCGTGCTTCCCTGTAATCGTCGGCATTGGATCTCTTATGTCCTGTGGCTTTCTATCGCCGCCATGATTGCACTGGATGATGAACGGCTCTGGATTATCCAGAACGAACTTCTTCAGCCCTCTTGCAATCCTCTGCATAGTCTTTGGTGCAAGTGGCCTCACCGCCCGGATACCATACTTCTCTTTGATCTGCTCTGATGTATCAAAGATACTCGGACATGGCAGGCTGAAATCAAGCTGTGTATATGCTCCAACATAAGGCTTGAGCAGTCCCGCCTTGACCTCTTCACTGTCTGCCGGTGCATGTGTAGGCTTTGGCCACATGATAGGTACACCATCACACCTTGCGATCATGAAAAGCCTTTTTCTCTTGGTCGGTGCTCCGTAGTCTGCCGCCACAAGCTCTCTGAACTGTACCTCATATCCCAGCTCATTGAGCTGCTTTACAAATTGCCTGAATGTATCTCCTTGCTTTGCCCTTATTGGATGATGTCCTCTGTTGAGCGGTCCCCATGTCTTGAACTCCTCAACGTTCTCCAGCATGATCACTCTCGGTCTCACAAGTGCCGCCCATCTGCAGGCTACCCATGCAAGCCCTCGGATGTTCTTGTCCTTTGGCTTGCCACCCTTGGCCTTACTGAAATGCTTGCAGTCCGGAGAGAACCAGGCAAGGGCTACCGGATGTCCCTCACAGGCTTTCACAGGATCAACCGCCCACACGTTCTCACAATAGTGCTTTGTATTCGGATGATTGACCTTATGCATCCTGATGGCTTCCGGGTCATGGTTGATTGCTATATCAACACTGTATCCTGTTGCCATCTCAATTCCTGTTGATGCTCCACCGCCTCCGGCAAAGTTATCAACGATAAGCTCTCCGTTTATCATGGCAGCACCTCCGGGTAATCATATATACTCAGCTGTACCGCCGGTACATCTTCCCACGGCACTCCGACATAGTCCAGGACTCTTCCCCAGCCGAATTTCTCTCCAGTCTCTGGATCCGTGCAACACCTGTACATATAGAACTCCCATTCCTTTGGATTCCGCTCTCTGAGCCTATCAAATCTGTGTGGTCGATCTTCCATGTGGATTCCGAAGCCACACATGCTGCAGCCTGTCCGCTGTGCTCCTGTAGTCCGAAGATTTCCACACGGATCCCGTACTACATCTCCGTAAATATCAGGTATTATGCTATCCACCGGCTCATATGGTATTACATTTCCGTTCTTGTCTTTGCTGTAAGGTTGCTCATAATACAACTTCTCAAACACATCTACATTTTTGTGATACCAATCATCCATTTCCAACGCCAGCTTTAATATGTCATTTCGCATATACGGAGCAAACGGAGCCGAACGCATTGTGGTTTTTCCGTAGTAGTTACATCCGTGATCAGTAAGCGCTTCTTCTCTCTGTCCGCCTTCGGATGCCATCATGCCAAGGAACGGATAGCTTGAATGAGCCTTAGCCCAGTCATCGCATGGCTTCTCTTTCAGCCAGTAACAGCAATCATTTGACACCTTGAAATTCGGCTTGTAATACATGACACCTTCATTCTCGTTCTCATATCCACCGAATAGATTGAGCCACTTCTGCGGCAGCTTCATGCGACTGTTCTTCTGGAAGTGCCCCAGCTCTCCGCATTCACCTGTGATTATTGCATGTCTGACTGTCTTATTGTTCTCTGTCGGATTCTGAAGCAGTGCTATCTTGCCCGCTATCCTCTTGCTGATAACCGGGAACCCAACCTCATTGAGTACCTCAACTTTTGTCTTGAGTGGGTTCAGGATTGTCACTCCAAGAGCTTTATGTACTCGCTGTATACTCTTATCTTCCAGAGATGACACTGATATCGCTGGAACATTGATCCCTATCGACTTCAGGAATACGTGTAGTGTAATACTGTCAAGACCGCCAACGCTCACATGAGCCGCCTTGTCACGTCTCTGCATCTGCTCCATGAACTCTTCGGCTCTAAGCCTGGAACGCCGCACCTTAACTTCATACGGCTGGTTCTGGAGCATTATCATTCTGTCTCTTGCTTCTTTCTTACGTTTCTTGTATTCCGCTAAACCCTCGTCAGGGCTATCAAGTTCGCCGTCCTCTCCGAAAATTCTTGTTATTAAGTCTTCGTTCATTCACTTCTCAGGAACCCGCTATAGCATTACCCCGGCCGGAGGTTCGGCTCCTTTCATGTGTTATTTATTATTCAGCTCATCCGCAAGCATCTTCTCAAGCTGACTAAGCTTCTCTGTATTATCAGTCTGCTTAAAGTTTGCAAATCCATTTGGATTCACGTTCCGTGGCTGCCCTCGGCTCTTACCGTCATCCTTAAGCGCATATAGGCCTGTCCATCCCTGCATTATCGACTGATTGAGAATCTGTACCTGCTCATGCTTATCGTGAGATAACGACTCCAGCTTGTTCATCATCAGCGTTATGGCCCTGTCACTCATAGGCTTCTTGATACCTTTCCGGAACTTGATGAACCCTATAATGGCATCATTAAGCTCTGGATCATCGCTGTACACTGGTTCAGACTTTGGTACTGTCTCCCCGCCTTTTTCTTTTGTATTTTTCTTTTTACTCTCTTTCTCTATATCTATTTCTATATCTGTACGGCTAACATTAGCTTTACTGTTAGTTTTACAGTTAGTTTTACAACCATTTACATCAGACTTATTATTAACATCACCTGTTAACCTCTTCTGTTTTTCCCTGTAATCTCTCATGTAATCCTTCATGTAAGCCTTTTTATTATCAAGCTGATCAAGCGTCTGGTACTTACCCCAATTTGGAATTGTGATCACTCCATCCACAATCTCAATCATGCCGTACATTGCAAATATATCTATGGCCTGTTTTACCATGGCTGGCTTCTGGCCAAACAATGTAGCAAGCATATCAGCGGTATATGCCACACCGCCCTGAGCAAATACACCGCTATTATTCATGCGCCCCGCAAGGCACAACAGTTTAATCCATATGAGGATTATTGAATCTCCCTTGGGAAGAGCAGATATAAGCATAATCTTGTCATCTGTGAATATATCTGTTGCCAGCTTTATCCATTTTGCTTCTGCCACCCATGTCACACCTCCTTGATTCTGATTCCATACTTATAAAGCATCAACTTACGCTTTATGATGTATTCCTTTGTTCTCATGCCCTTTGTATCTTCCACAACCATTTCAAATCCATCCCAGTAAACGAAGTCCGCTATGTATGAGCACTTACGCTCCAGGAGCTTTCCCGGTTTGAATCTGCCCTTGTTGGGTCCTTTTTCATAGATCTCATTCGTGTATTCTCTCTGAGCTGGAATAAGCTCAAATTCTCTCTGAAGCTGCAAGCCTGTTATCTTGCCAGCTTTCTCAAGCAATTTCAGCTCTGTATACCTCTGTGCCTCTTTCTTGCTGTCAAATGTGATGCCGTCTATTACAGCTTTCCTGTTGCCGTATTTAGCTCGTGATCTGTTCCAAGCCATTGTTACTCCTTTCTCCCTGTCGCCCTAAAATAAGAGCAACAGGGATATATGCTAAGACATTACGCTGCGTGTTGTGATGTATTATGTAATGTCAATGTAACCTACTTGAAACTTCCGAATAGTGCCGCCTCGGCAGCGTTCATCTCTGGCTGTGGATTTTCTGCTGGTGTCGGCTGTGGATCCTGAACACTGTTCTGTGTATTCTGAGCATTATTCTGAGTATCCTGTGGCTCTGCCTGTGGAGCCTGTGGAACCTGTGCTTCTGGTTCATTCACCTCTGTTGCTGTGGCTTCCACATACTCATCATTCTCAACGTATGTAGGATGTCCTTCTGCGTCCAAGGTTGCCATGTCGCCCTCAAATGCCTTCTGGAGTTCTATGCTCATTACTCCCCACTTGCTGATCAGCTGTCGGAGCATTGTCTTGTAAGCCATGCCATCAAAATTCTTGTACCAGAATGATGAATACATCCATGAATCTCTCGGATCATAATTGCCAGCCTCATAGTCCGCATATGATACTCTCTGCTTCTCTCCATACTTTGTCTTGACCTTTCCAGCGTCCTTGTAGAATGCCGGTGAATACTTGTCCGCATGAGCAAGCATCTGGGCCTTACTCCAATACATTGTCTTCCTGAATCCGTTCACAAGCTCAAACATTGCATAGTAGCCGATTGTCTCAGCCTCTTCACGCTTGTCCCAGTCATCCACCATGAGATTGACCTTGATATCCTCGTTCAAAGGATCGAAATACTCAAGTTCTCCCTCTTTGATAGCGACAACATTCAGTCTCTTATACTGACCGGAACGGATAGCCAACTGAATATATCCCTTATATCCCATCTGGAACTGAGCCTCTTTTGTGCCTGCCTTGGTGTTATTGAACGGAACCATGTAATAGTGTCCGAGCTGTGGTGATGGTGAAAGCTGTAAGCTCTCACCAAGGAGTGCAGCGGAAAGAATCGACTGATTCGTGCACTCCTGAAGTGTAGGATTGGTGTTGTATGCTGATACGATAGCAGATATGAACCTCTGTCCATTCTTGCCACCAACCACCTTGTTGATCTGATTCTTGATTGCATCCTGTGTAAGGTATGCTGTGATTCCAAGATTCTGCTGTGCTTTGCCTCTTGTTGCTAAACTGTTATTTACTGCCATTATTTTCTACCTCCGCTACTATACTCATTAACTCTGTCCCCAGGTCTAACATATCAATACTGCTGCTATTTAACTTTGCGATCTCTACAGCCTTGTCTATAATCTGCTTTGCCGCATCTGTTCCAAAGTCTTCTTCCACGATGGCTCGTACGCTTCTTATAGCTGTCATCATTTCGGCGATCAGCATGATTGTCGACCCATCCAAGTGCACCGAACCTTTATTTAATACGATCATCTTGTATACCTCCTAATGCATAATCATATCTTCTAACATCTTGTGCAGTACCTCTTTCAGAGCCTGTGGCATTTCCCTTATGTTGTCCTTGTTTATATTGGCTTTTGGCAATATCTTAAATAAAACATCATCTATGAGGTCACTCATAATCTCGTCAAGGTCTCCCTCAGCTTTTGACGCTTCCATGGCTCTGCTTATCATTTCTTCTGTAGCAACATCTCCATATCTTTTAGCAAGCGACTCTCTTAAACTCTTCATTGCAAGTGCTAATTCTGATATAAGCACAGGTGTTGTTCCTCTCATTGATACTGATCCCATTTCTGACTTAATCATCTTGTTACCTCCTACTTAATCGCTCTAAATGTTATATTTCTGCTCTGGAAGAACTCTCTCAAGGCTGCTGCATCATCCGTTGTAAGTTCAACCTCAAACTTGACTACCATCTTCTGTGGTTCCGGCTGTGATTCCTCTACTGGTGCTGGCTGTGCATCCTCAGGTGGTGTCATAGCCTGTGCCATTGCGGCTCTCTGCTCCTCGGCAGCTCTCTCCTGTGCCTTGCGTTCTTCTTCAGCCTTTCGTCTTGCCTCTTCTGCTGCTTTTCGTGCCTCTTCTGCAGCCTTTCTCCTTGCCTCTGCCTCAGCCTTTGCCTTTGCGATCTCTGACATTCTCTTAGCCTCAGAAATGGCCTTGTTAATGTCTAATGTCTCCTTAAATACCTCTGTAGCCTCAAAGCCAAACTCCGGGAGCTGACTGAGTGTAAGCACTCCATTGCCGATCTCATACATTCTTGACTTCATTTGATCTTCTATACTCTTCATTGATACCGATGCATTCAACCACTTAGGATCCCAGATCTTTTCCAACGTGACAAAGTTCTGGAAACCTATCTGAGAGAACAGATCTTCAATGGCTTTCTGCTTTTCAGCTTTGCGTTTCTCATCGTATGCCTTGACCTGTTCGTCTATCACCGCTATAGGCTTGTCTATGATACCTATGATCTCGTTGATCTGAGCCTTAAACACATTAAACGGCTGCATGTATTCTTTCTCTCTCCTGATGCGCTCATCATTGAGGGCTCTCTTCAGCTTGTTCAGATTGGCCTTGTCTGCCTTTGCATCCTTGATCTGATCATCTGTGTAAACAAGTGTCTCATAAAATGAGACCTTAGATGTAAGCTCAGCCTTAAGCTCATCATAGTTAAAATCAATCTTCTCTGGTATCGCTACCTCATTAACTCTTAATTCCATTTTTAACCTCCTAATTCAGCACCAGCTCATACTGGTTATTGTTCTTGTTCTCTCGTATCATCGACATGATACGCTGTGTCTGTCGCTGTCTCTCTTCCTCACAGTCGCAGTGCTCGCCTGGATCCAAGTAAGCACCGCATTGCGGACATTCGTTGTAATACATTGCATCTCTCCTATATCTCCGGGAGTATCAGCGGTGGTTCTTTCCTCACCTGTACGCACTCCCAGAAGTCTCTTTCAGCGTCAATAAGATACTGAATGTCATCCTCTACCTCCGACCGCTCTATCTTGTAGTGCCTCGTCTGCAGGTATACATCACCGTTAAACTCCGACTTAAGCTGAGCCTTGAGCACCGCAAAGTCAAATTCCGTCACCATGAGATAGTGCAACACCTGTATGTAATAGTTATCCGGGATCCTATGATCCCACTTCTCCTTTTGTCTTGACTGCAGAATGTTGGTAGTCTTGCACTCCCACACACCCTTGCGGCCATCCTGATCTAAAAGCCAGCCATCAAGAGATGCATGCGCCCACGGGTACTTGTCATTTGTGAACATGTTGTTTTCCACATACCCAACTTGATACTCTGGATAATCCAACTTGAATAGCTCCCTCAGATGCTTTTCTGCCTCTGTTCCATACTTGACATAAGGCTTATCCGATATGTCCTCCGGCTCTATGCCGTAGGCTTTCTCTTTAAATAGATCCACGTTGGTCTTGTAGGGGTTCATTCCCACAATAGCCGAGGCATCCGACCCACCTATCTTGGTTCTTGCCCTGAGCCATTCTTCATGGCTGCCAAGGGCTTTCATACTTACCATGGCTGTTCACTTTCTCTCTGATCTTCAATCCTGTTCATCTGCTCCACTGTGTTAAGCAGTCCCAGCTCTGTGAATACTGTTCCAAGCAAATATGCTATGAGGCTGCCAACCGGGAGAGCCATAACCAAAGCCGTGTTAAATATGATGTTATATGCCATAATGATCAGTATTATCAGCATCGCCGCAAGGCACACCGCCTTGACAGCCTTCGTGTCTAAGTTTCTCTTCATTGCTTTTCTTCCCCTTTTCTGCTATGATTTTCTTGAGTATTTTTCTATGCACCGGCGGAACTGCAATTCCAAAGGTGCTTTTTTTGTTTCACTCAGCCTCCAGACTTCGTGGTTTAAATGGATCTGACAAGTCCATACCCTCTGCCTCAGCCAAGAACCTATCCAACTCCTGTTTACGGACTTTGTAAGCTCCCAATTTCATAAATTTAAGCTGTCCGCTTTTCCTAAGCCTGTGTACATACGCAACATTTGTATGTAATATTTCCGCTACCTCAGCAACTGTGTATATTGTTGTTTCTTCCGTTGTTCTCACCTCCTTTTTGCGTAATGTTTTGCAACATGTAACAGACGAGTATTTTCAAAAAATGCAAATATTTTTTACACGTCTTTCTCTATGACCAGCTTCAACCCAACCGCTTTCAATAAGCTGTCGGCATTAGTCAATGTCATTCCTCTTTTATCTGATTCCCACATGTACAAGCTCCTGTCAGTAAATCCTGCCTTTTCAGCCAATTTACGTTTTGACATGCCCTGTCTGAGTCTTTCTCCCTCAACAGCCTGTAATATTGTTTCCTTATCCACTTGACTACCTCCTTATATTTAGATACGATATATACTGGTATGAACATATGTTTATAACTAAATACAACGAAAGGAAGTGAAAACTATACCTATGAATAGAACTGTCGTATCTTCAAGTAGAATTCACAGTGTAGGCTGGGAAAACAACACATTAGAGATACAGTTTCATAATGGTGCTATTTACCAGTACCATGGCGTATCTGAAACTGAGTATCGTAACTTTATGAACTCACCATCTCTTGGTTCTGCATTATCAAAACTTGATAAAATGCACCCATACAACCGTGTATAATCTCAACCTAACATCTACAGGGCGGCCGACTAACTCTCGGTCGCTTTGTTGTTATTCGGAATACTTGCATCCGTATGTATCACCTTGACTCCATCCAGTGACACAACAACCGAATCATATGGCGTAAATTCATTCTCCTGTAAAAACTGTCTTACGCTCTCACAGGTTTTCTCCAGTTCTCTTAATTTATCTTTTTCCATGTATCTCACTTGCCTTTCTTCTTACCAAGGCGGGCTCTTGTTTTCATCATGGAGTCAAGAGTCCGTGCCATGGAATCCTTGTAGTCACACATATAGTTATCGTCTCTAACCTTCTTGCACAGGTACTTTATTGTCTTGTCCACTTCTTTCTTAAGTTTCTTTGTCTTCATCGTTCCCATCTCCTTTCCTTCTTGATTTCCAAATGTCGAAAATCAACCTTCCGACAAATGTCCCAATGGCTATGCCAATGATCGTGGTCAACATCTTTTCTTTACCTCTCATCTGTATTCTTTCTGAATTATGAGTGTGTCGATAGGCTTATACTCCAGCAGCTTTCTGATTGTCTGGAGCTCTTTTCTTATCTGTACAAGCTCTGTGTATATCTTCTTGAGCATTACTTCCCTCCTTTCTTCTTGTCGTCCTCATCATTTCACCCTATAATTTCCATAGGTGCATCAAGCATCAATCCATACGAAAGAAGGTGAAACTATGAAGATTTATGCATGTCTTATTGGCAACTGGGTGTGTTTGAACGATGACCCAGATTGCAAAATAGGTAACGATGGCAAGTCTCCTGATATGTGGTATGAAGAAAACGCAGTTATCTACGCTCCTGAAAATCGCAAGCCAGATACCTATTACGAACTTGACTATGTGAAAATTCTTTACAAGGGTGTTGTCTACCGAATAAATCCTATATTTATTCAGACTGTCGAAGGTTAGAATCACACTTAGCCAGTTCCTTAAAGACTTTGTCGGTATCCCTTAATGGTGTTGTGTTTGACATTAAGCGGATATCGGCATTGAATCTCTGATTCACTTCTCTCTCCAACTTAACCCAGTCCAAATAACTGATTCCGTCCAGTGCTTCCAGTATTTTGTTTAACTTCCCTGTTGTCATGCCTCTCCTTTCTCTTATCGGTTAAACTCTGTTTAACTTTCTAAGCAAAAAAATACGCTGGATAGTCCTTTAAATCAATGTCAAGTAGTTCAGCCCACTTGTTCATCTCTTCCTGAGTAAATCCAGTTCTACAGTTCAACTTCTTTGATACAGAATTACTTGATAATCCCAATGCCTTGGCAAAATTACCCTGCGTTCCGTACTTCTCTATTATTCTTCCTCTCAGCTTGTCATACTGATATGGCATTGTCGTACCTCCTTCCATTCGCATTTGTTAAACCTCGTTTAACTTTAATGCTAGTTTAACCCTGTTTAACTCAGTTGTCAACCCTAAAGTTTAAAGTTTTTTAACTTTTTGTTTGATTTCGGTTAAACGTTGTTGTATAATCCAAATATAAAATATGCATATATAGATAGAGGAGGTTTAGTATATGAAATGGCCAACAACTGCTAACCGATTAAAACAAGCTATGAATAATATAAATATGAGTGCACAAGAACTTGCAGATAGAAGTGGAGTTAGCAAAGCCTCCATAAGCCAATATGTTAATGGTAGTCATAAACCATCTAACATATCAGCACCGAAACTTGCAAAAGTTTTAAAAGTAAATGCTATGTGGTTGATGGGATTCGACATGGATGAAGAACCAGCCAAGCCTACATATTACTTTGACGATGAAACAGCTCAGAAAGCACAAGAGATATTCGAGAACAAACAGCTCTCTCTTCTCTTCGATGCCGCAAGGGATGCAGAGCCAGAGGACTTGGAGACAGTTCACACAATGCTCATGGCTCTCAAGAATAAAGAGAAACGATAATGCACATAAAACATCCCACTGATTTTGTTATTGTTTTTCTGACTACATTTGAAAGGGATGATTTCTTTGGAATATATAAACGTACAGATGATGGATTTAAAATCTACCAAGATTAAAGAAACCGTGACCAGTAACGAAGATGGCTCTTATACTATCTTCCTCAATTCACGATTCACTCAGGAACAACTCAATGACGCTTATATCCACGCTATCGGACACATAGACAGGGACGACTTCAACAAAGGCTCTGCCGATGTTGTTGAGGCTTATGCACATGGGCTAACTGAATTGTAAATTGGTAAAAACGCATTATCAAGGCTGCGAAAACAAGCCTCAAATTTTAAACATTTTGTTCATTATATACAAAAAAATGTTTAATTTTCTGAACTTTTAGTATTGACTTTTGATTAAAGGGCATATAATATAAATATACAATATTTATAAGTTAATTTTGCCCTTGGCAACGTCCTCCCACTATAAGGGATGTGACAACGCCCTGGGCTTTTTTTATACCTAAGAGGAGGATATT